GTGTTAGTCTATGATAATGAAACCGAAATTAAAAATATTCAAATAAACCGATTATTATTTGACCAGATAAACCTTGACCCTGGCGGTATAATTGTAACTGCGCCAGGCGATAACTGCGATTTTGTTTCCAGGTATTTTACTCCGCAGGCTTCCATCTTAGAAGATCCGGTAACAGGTTCTGCTCATTGCTCATTAATTCCATTTTGGGCAGCAAGGCTTAATAAAAATGAACTTTATGCACTCCAGGTTTCAGAACGGGTAGGAAATCTGTTCTGCGAAAACAAAGGCGAGCGGGTAATAATTAGCGGACAGGCAAAAACGTATTCTATCGGAAGTTTGTGGATCGATTAGGCATTTCAGGTTTGGCTAAACTTAATAATTAATAGCTAGTCTTTTGTATTAGTATTGGATGCGGTTGTCATTACACTTTTAAAGTGTGCATTAAAAAAAACTTTAAAAATTGTATTTTTGTTCTGATCGGTAAAATACATACAGCCGTCTGTTTTTTACTTACAGATAATTTCTGACAGAATAATTACTATCTTTGAATTATGAGCACATCAACAAACCACATAGGAAGAAAGATAAGCCGCATCAGGGAGCTTCGCGACATGAAGCAGGAAGCTTTGGCGCAGGCTTTAGGTACTAACCAGCAGGCAATATCTATTATGGAAAATAGTGAAACCATAGAGGAAGCTAAGCTTATTGCAGTAGCAGAAGCTCTTGGGGTAACACCGGAAGCGATAAAAAACTTCTCGGAAGAAAGCGCTATAAACTATTTTAATAATATCCATGATAATAACTTTACGAATAGTAATGGTGCAATAGCTCAAAACCATAGCTGTACCTTCAACCCGTTGGATAAACTTATGGAAGTAATAGAAGAGAACAAAAAGCTCTATGAACGTTTGCTACAGTCTGAAAAAGAAAAGATAGCTTATTTAGAAAAGCTTATTAAATAATAAAAAAAGTCCCGCCAATGACGGGACTTTTTTTATGTCTTGCTCTTGTCTTGCTCTAAGTAATGTAAAAAACTTAAAAAGTAAAAAATTGCAGTTTTTTTTATTGAATATCAGCAAATTGAGGCTGAACTCGAAACTCATTTTACTACTGAATTTTAATAGGACAAGCCCCTTATATAGGCTATAAAATGAAATGTACTTAAACCTCTTAAACAAAAAAGCTCGAAAAAGCCTTTAAAATAAGGCATTCGCACCGAAAAAGGTTTAAACGAATAAAAAATTAAAATGTACATTTGTTACTGTTAGCTACTATTTTACTACCATTCTTAAACGCCTTAAACGATTCATTTAAACGGTTACTACCATAAAAGGCAAGGCAAACCCAAGTAATAGCCTTAAACTCGCTTAAAACAAAGCCTTATGAGTTCATGAGCAATAATTAAACACTATTTAAACACTGTTTATCAAACCTTCCAACACGGAAGGTTTTTTGTTTTAGATCAATTCCAAAAACAATGCACAATTCACTAAGGATATTCATTAGGGTATGCGTTAGGATATGCAGTTTGTAAAATTAAGTGCCTTTTAAAGCATCCCTTATTATCCTATTACGTGTTAAATATGCCGTAAAAATCAATAATGTACCCCCTTACGGTCTTAGCAAATTCATTATAAAAACAACGTAACGATTTAGTATATAGGGTTTTAGTTTAATTTTTTATTTATACTGTTCTGTAAAAAATACAGCTGAGCTTCTAAATCTGACACCCTGTCGTACAAATCGGCTGGATTAGGCAACTCAAAACTGAGCATACCTTTGCATTCCCATACCTCAATTATATCTTCAGGCTGTACTGCGAAACTCGGATACTCTTTTCTGTTATCACTTTTACAGTATATAGAACCATACTTTTTAATCCTGTTTAAACAGCGTTTAACGATAATGCCGTCATTCCTTGAAACAATAACATAAACCCGATCTTCTTTTATATCCTTTACCCAGTTTTCGACAAACTGACCTACTACATACGAACCGTTATGCAGCGTTGGAAACATTGAATGTCCGTTAACCTGAAACATTCTGAAAACCCCGTTTTGAATATTAGGAAGATTATATGTCGGCAGTTTTTCTACAAACTCAGGATCGCCATAACCATTCAGGTAACCGGCTGCTGCTTTCACCGGTACCAATACAATTGTATTACGGCCATCAACGTCAGTCGTAACGACCTGCGGTACCCGATGAATTATTTGTTCAGGTTCTTTAACCGACAAATTTGATGTTGCTTTTTCGGAGTATGAAAATATCATACTTCCCATGCCGGTTGCAATCCAACTGATATTGATTTCAGGGAATCGAATGGCCAAATTTGTCAAATTTTCGAGTGAGACCTTCTTTCTGTCGGCTTTTATGTCTGACATTCCAGCCTTGTTAGTACCAACTATATCAGCAAATTCCTGCAAATTCTTTACAGAACCCATCTCTTTTAAGTACTCAAAAGCCTTGAAAAACCTATCCTTTACATTCATAATCGAAAAAAGTATGAAATTTTCATATTAATTTTGATACAGTATGAGATTTTCATACTATATTTGTCCTATACCAAAAGACAAAATATACAATGAGCAAAGAAACGAAAAAAAGAAACAAGTACAATGAGGATATTCTCGAAGCGGTTTCAATTCGATATGGTGTAACTGTAGACTATGTCAGAAAGTGCTTAAGAGACGTGCGTGTGGGTATAGTTCCTGATCAAATTAAGAAGGAATATAACCAAGGGGCCAAGGCTCTTGAAACGGTTGTTGAAAAAACTGTACAGAACTTTATAAATAAGTAATCAATATGTTCGAGTATTATAATAATTCATTATGTGTGCAGGGCAATTGGTTACTTGAAGCTGGTTTAATAAACAGTGAAGGTACTTACAGGAGCTTAACACAACGAGGCAAGTTAAAAGTGTTACGACGTGGTGGTGGCTTAGGCACACCGGCATTAATAGAGTTTGAAACTATCCGTAAAGACATTAAAGAGAAAATTATCTCTTTAATTGGTGACCCCACAGAGAAAACTAAAAACATCATTTTTAAGGACTACTTAAAAGCAGATTCTAAAGCGATTGAATTTTTCAATAATTACACTTTAGAAAATGGTGATGCATTACCACAAAAAAACATATCCGAATATATTGCCAATGCGGAAATTTTGAATGCTGTAGATATAATTTTAGATACAACAATGAATAAACGGAGGGCTTTAGGTTCAAAAGCTAAGCCGTGGGAAAAGATCGCACAGGTTATAACTGAGTTACCTCTTCACCAGTGGCCTCATTCATTACCTACAAACCACCGCCGTTTAAAAGACAAACTTACAGCTTACAAAAATGAAGGATACCAAAGTTTAGTGCATAAAGGCTTCTGCCATAAAAATTCAGAAAAATTGGGGGATGATGCTAAACCGTGGGTATTGGCAAGATGGTGTGACCGAGTACAGCGATGTGCAACGCACCTGCAATTGCTAAGAGAGTATAACGAAATGGCCCTGCAAAATGACTGGAAGCAATTAAAAAGCGAACAAACGCTTATTAACTTCCTTCAAGACCCAAAAATTGAACCACTATGGTATGGTTTCCGTTTCGGTGAACTTAAGAGCAAAGAAAAATACAGTTTGCAGTTCTCAACTAAGTTACCAAGCATGCGAGACAGCCTTTGGTATAGTGACGGTACGAAACTGAATTACTACTATTTAGATGCAGCAGGAAAAATGGCAACATGTCAGGTATATGAGGTCTTTGATGCCTACAGCGAGGTTTTCCTTGGTTATCACATCAGCAAAACAGAAGATTATGAGGCACAATATCAAGCCTACAAAATGGCAATACAAATTTCAGGTCACAAACCTTACGAAATTAAATTCGATAACCAGGGCGGTCATAAAAAACTTGAAGCAAACAGTTTCTTAGGTAAAATATCAAGGCTTTGTACTAACACCGCACCTTATAACGGTAAATCGAAAACCATTGAAAACGCATTTTACAGGTTTCAGGCAGGATATCTAAAACAGGATTGGTTTTTCACCGGTCAGAATATCCAAGCTAAGAAAAATGAAAGTAAGGCTGATATGGAAATGATATTACGTAACAAATCAGAACTTCCAACACTTTCAAAATTAAAGGAGATCTATGCAAAAAGGCGTATGGAATGGAACGAAGCCCCGCACCCAAAAACAGGCATGTCGCGAATAGAAACCTATTTAAACAGCCACAATCCTGAAACCCCTGCAATACAAATTTGGGATATGGTTAATATGTTTTGGATACAGCGAGAAAAACCAGTTACCTGTACGGCATACGGTATAAGCTTTACAGAGAAAACCCAAAAATATACATACCTGGTATACGATGAAAATAGAAACCCTGATGTAATGTGGCTTCGCGAAAATATTGACAGGAAATTCATTGTGAAGTTTGACCCTGATGATATGACCCTGATACATCTTTATTTAGAAACCCCCCTTGGTTTAAGACATGTTGCAGCAGCCGAAACAAAAATCGAAGTTCATCGAGGTACACAGGAACAGGAAGATTGGGAAAACTCATTTATGAAAAATGTTGAAAATGAGAATAAACGCATCAGGATACAGGAGCGTGATAAGATGGAAAGCATTTTAGTAGATCATGGCAGATCGGCAGAAGATTACGGATTAAGAAACCCTCTAATTCATGGTGTTGAAAGCAGCAGGAAGCAACAGGGAAAAAATAAAACAGAAAAAACCGACATAGGTCACTTTCAAAAAGAAGCTTCCAATACGGTTTTAGCTGATAATACCGAACGCGATATTTATTCATTAATGTAAAACGAACCGGCACGGCCTGAGAAACTTAACCGGACTAATACCTACCAAAACTATGACAAATTTTGACAAACAACAAATTGTTGATGCCCTTAAGGAATACATTGCAAAATTCGACAGCCAAAATAAAGCTGCAAATTCATTAAAAAATGTAAGCGCTGCTACTATTAGCCAAATGGTCAATAGTAAATGGGATTTAATTAAAGAAGAGATGTGGCGCAACGTAAGCGCACAAATAGGCGGTAGTAATACCAATGAGTGGGTAATTGTAGAAACGTCCTCTCATAAGCGTTTAAACGGTCTTTTAACAGATGCGCAAGAGCATTCAAATGTGTTCGCTGCAATAGGCGATGCAGGTTCAGGGAAAAGTAATACGATGAAGCATTATGCAAATAATCCAAATGCTTACCGCCTCCAGTGCTCCGAATTTTGGAATCGAAAAATCTTCCTTGCAGAATTGCTTTCTGCAATGGGTTCTGACCATTCAGGTTTGACTGTTGCCGAAATGATGTACGAAGCTGTAAGCAGGTTAAAGAAAAAAGAAAAACCATTGCTAATGCTTGATGAAGCTGATAAGCTTAGCGATCAGGTGTTATACTTTTTTATAACACTATATAATGAGTTGGAGGATCATTGCGGAATTGTCCTGTGTGCTACCGATCATTTAAAGAAGCGTATAAAAAAAGGCATTGCTCTTAATAAAAAAGGCTATAACGAGATATATAGCCGTGTTGGCAGAAAATTTATAGAACTATCATCTGTAGATTTTACAGCCGTAACCCAAATATGTGTTGCCAACGACATAATAGAAAAATCACAAATAAAAAAGGTGTGGGAAGATTGCGACAATGATTTGCGCCGTGTAAAACGCAAAATCCACGCATTAAAAAACCAAAAACCGCATGCAGATTAACAGGGCCTTATCAGTTGACCAGATTTATAATAAAAAGTTCATTGAATTAAAGCTTGATGGTGAATGGTCGGCAGCATTAGGAGAGCCTGAGGCAAGTGGGATATGGCTTATTTGGGGTAACTCAGGTAATGGTAAATCAAGATTTTCCATGATGCTCGCTAAATGCTTGGCCCAGTATGGCAAAGTTGCTTACAACTCCCTTGAAGAGGGCGCGCGAAAATCATTGCAAAAAAACATGATTGAATGCCGGATGCATGAGGTAAAAAAGAAGTTCACCATCCTTAATAGGGAACCAATAGAGGAACTACGAAAAAGGCTAAGCAAAAAGGCGGCACCCCGATTTGTATTTATTGACAGCTTGCAATATACCGACCTAACCAAAAAGCAATACATCGCTTTAAAAGAGGAGTTTCCCAATGTTCTTTTCATTTTCATAAGTCATGCTGAGGGCAAAGAACCTAAAGGAGCTTTAGCAGGATTTATACGGTACGATGCGGATATAAAAATCCGTGTAGAAGGTTATAAGGCTTTTCCCCTCAGCCGTCTTGGCGGTGGTGAACCTTACACGATATGGCCGGATGAGGCCAAAAAGTATTGGGCTGATATTAAATAAAAAAAAATTAATCATGACTACAACGACATCAATATTAAAGCTTATTCATATGACAGATGATGAATACTGGAAAGAATACCTGTCACGATATATGAAATGGTGCTTACAGTTTTCCCAAAATAAAGAAACTGATCTGCAAAAATTATTAGCTAACACAGCGATCAATAATTACTACACAGCAAGGCACGAAGATTTAGAGCATCAGGCAATTCAGATTTTAAAGCCTCAGGATGGGAAAATAACAACCGAATTAGCTCGCAGGTTATATGCAGATGTTATGGTTGACCTTTTTACAACATTCCCAAAACCCTTATTTGATGCTGCACGAAAGTTAAACGTAATAGGAAACCAAAATTAGCCATGACAAAAAAACAGATTGAAAATAAAATTGTCGAGCTAAGTTTTTGGCTCACAAGTAATCCCAACCATCCTAACGTGAACCTTGTAATGAATGATAAAAGGGCTTTAGAGCTACAATTAATGAACCTTGAAAACGATAATAAAAACCCCGGCTAAAATAATGGAGCAAATTTTAAATCAACTGGAAGAACTGCAATTAGTTCTACAGTATTCATCTGAACACGCCACGCTTGAAATATCCCTAACAGTTGGTGAGCGAATTATGGTAAATCAGGAACGTGCCGCACTTTTTAGAGCCCTTGACGGCATTAAAACTGATTTTACCCAAAGTGTCACCATCATAACTAAAATAAACAGGATGCTGTATTTAATAGAACGAACTGACTGGAAACCGAAAATATACAACTATGGAAGCTAACGAAATTGAAGTACAGGAACCCGAATTTTTAACACATAACAATAAATAAAATGAGTGATACAGTAAAAACCATTGCAGAGCTTGAAGCTGAATTGGCAGCTGCAAGAGATAGGGAAAATAAAAAATTAGTTCAGGCTAAACAAGCCTATGAAAAAGATCGTGATGATGTGGTTTACTCCATAGTAAATACCGCACAGGCTTTAGCCAAAGAGCTTTTGGAATTTAAAACTAATTGCCATATAAAAATGGATACTCAGGCAGTAAAGCTTTCCCAATATGGAAAAATAAGGAGCAATTCAAAAGGTGGTTTTAATCTTACACATAGTGATGGTGAAATGAGGGTTACCCGCAGGCGTGATACTGAACCGGCATGGGATGAACGCTCACTAAAAGCCATCGAATTAATAAAAGATTTTTTGGGCGATACCATTAAAAAAAGAGATATCAAGATTTATGAAATCCTGATTGGATTTTTAGAGCGAAATGATAAAGGGGATTTGGAATATGGCCGTGTAATGGACTTATACCAGCACGAGGATAAGTTTGATGATGAACGATGGAAAGAAGGCTTACGCCTCATTAAAGAATCGTATAGCAATCACATGAAGGGTTATGGGTATGAGTTCAAGATCAAAGGCTCAGACGGTAAGTGGCAAAGCATATTATTAAACTTTTCAAGCATATAGTTATGGCAGTGAAAAAAGAAAAAGAGATACAGTTTAAGAAATTGTCTCTTTCAGAATTACAGGCTACGGTTCACGAATCATATGAACAAACCGTTGCCAGGGCATTAAAGGTCAAAAAGAGTGAAGAGAAAACCCGTGAGCGTTACGCGCTTGCAGTTTTAGGAAGTATGAAAGAGTATTTAGCAGAATTAGAAACCCTTAAAAGTTGCGTCAATGTCAGTGAAAATAATTGAAGTCGAAAAAGATGAGCACTACAATGTAAATGATAAACCGGTTTACAAAGATGCTAACAACAATTGGATTGCTGAAGTAGAACTAACCACTTATGAAAGGGAAACATTTACAAAGCACTTATTCAAATTAAATGAAGAAAAATTAAAATAAGGTTGGTTGGCGCCTTGATGGCAGAGTGGTTATGTACTGGTTTCGGGGGGAATCAGGCACGCGGGTTCGAGTCCCGTTCAAGGCACAAAATTTAAAACAATGGAAGCAACTAAAGACCAAAAGCGATTAATCCATATCAATACGGCTAATCGCGATATAAAGGAAGAGTTTGTACAGTGGGCCACTGATGATAACAAAAAAATAAGCTGTGACGATCTCTCTTTTGATGAAGCTAATAAAATCCTTGTACATATAGGCCAAAAGCCTCACAAATTAGCCTTCAGGGCAAAATTTGATAAGACCAACCCACGCCACAAATACATACTTTCTTTATGTATCCAGCGCGGTATGAGCCATCGATCAGGTAAGTATGGATACATAGCCGACCTCGATGCATTAAACGAATGGATGCACTCAAATAAGTGCCCGGTGCAAAAAAGGCTTATGGATATGGATAATGATGAACTCTCAACGTTTATAGGCGCACTCGAAGGCATGACCCTCTCAAAATATAAGAAACCAAAAACCGCTAAAAAATGATAACACTACCCCTTGAAATGCCTCTTATTTACTTGATCGGTTTGATACTGCTTTCCTACATGTTTGCAATGTGGATGGCCTACACCTTTGGCAGGTTTATAGAGCGCAATTATCCTGCAATACAGAAACATACCCCTAAAGAGGATAGCCGATTAGCAAGTTTACTCGAATGTAAGCTGAAATGTGACCCTAACCAGTGTGATACCTGGTGCAAAACGAAAGAACGATTTTCAAGAGATCATTAATTATGGAAAAACAACCAATAAACACACCCGATGCACATAAGGACTGTAAACACGAAAGAACTTATATGCGATTAATTGAGTCGGTTGTTACATGTGAGAAAACAGTACTAAGCTGTTTGGACTGTTGCACCGACCTCGACAACCCTAAAACCGATTGTAGATGATAGAAGATAAAAGTTTTTCAGGAATAAACGCCCTAATTCAAGGAGACGAAAAGGAAGCAAAAAAAGCCCTAGTAAAAATTATTAAGGAATCTTTAGATGCTACACAGGAAAGTAAAAGACTAGAACAATTGCAATGGCAGGTTAACGCTCAAATAGGTGATTGCAAGCAAGGTATTAAACACATTTGTCAACATATAAAATTAGGTGTCCCATTCACTTTAATTGCATCAGCAACGCAAGTATACTATATAGATGAACATTTTAATATAACCCAACAAAACAATGTTTTATGAAAATAGAACTTGAATTAACTACCCCGCAATTCGTTTACCTGTCGGCTGCATTTCACAGTTACTGTGAATTCAACAAACCTAAGTTTCACACACTAAGCGGACAGCAAAAGGCAATATATACCATATCACAAGCCGTAGCAGATAAGCTATACACTAGAACCCGCGGATTAAGCCGACAACCATCACCCAGTAAGACAAAAAAAGGTAAACCAAAACTGCATAAGCTTACATTAATATACCATGAGGCACGCGCTGTATCAGTTTATATGTGTGAAGCAAAGGACATAGAACCTGACGAATTTTTTAGGGCATTGGCAAATAACATTTATTCACAATTAGATCAAAAATTATAATGAGAAATGGAACAATACACCACTTACCGCGTAAAAGGCAAAGAGATCGGACTTACATTCCTGTTTAAATACACTTTAAACGGTGATTTAAATGGGTTTGAAGTTGCCGAGGGGGTTCTTGAAGATAAGCAAATGAGTTGGCTGTTTTCGCCCCGTTTCCCTGCTACAGAAAGCCTCATTAAAGCCAACTGGATTAACAACACTGATATATGCTCCAAATTTGATATATCCATTAAACCCGCTGATATTTCTTTTAATGCAATGTGGACAATCTTTGAATACAAAGTTGGAAAACTGGAAGCTGAAAAGGAGTATAAAAAAATGAAGGAAGCCGAAATAATTGAATGCATGATAGCAATACCAGGCTATTTAAAACATATTCGAGAAAACTCAATAGCTCAAATTCATCTTTGCAGATACATCAGTAAAAAGCGATATCAGGACGAACTACCAACATCACCCAAAGGAAAAAATGAAAACCCATTGCTGAGAAACTTAGCATACAAAAAAACAGAAAAGTAAAATGAGTATAAAGAAATCAGATAACCAATATAATGTACTGAGCCTGCTGCAACAGCAGGCAACTAGTACAGATGATGATGTAATAACAGCTGCCGATTTCTTTGCAGGTGGCGGCGGTGTGAGTGATGCCTTGTATGATATGCCGGGCGTTAGATTGGACTGGATTTTGAACCATGATAAAGTTGCTATAAAAACTAATAGTTTTCATCATCCTAATATTAAAACGTATTGGTCGGATATATATGTACAGGATGAACACGAGCTTGACCCTGTGGACTTAGTTTGGGCATCAATCGAATGTACGCAGCATAGTAGAGCTAAAGGCGGTAAAGATAAAGAGCTTGGTTCTTATACTATGGGTTGGGAACTTCAGCGGTACATTAAACACCTTATGCCAATGGTTATTGGTATTGAAAATGTGCCTGAATTTAAAAAATGGTCGCCCGTTTGCGAAAATGGGAAACCAAGACCTGACCAGGTAGGTGCAGAATTTGAAAGATGGAAAAATGCAATTTGCGCTTTAGGGTACAATTACGTTGATAGTATACGTAATGCTGCTGATGATGGCCTCCCAACCCGTAGGGTTCGATATTTTGCATTCTTTTACCGTGATGGTATAAATGTAAGCTTTCCTGAACCTACCCACTCTAAAAAGGGAGATAATGGAAAAATTAAGTGGAATGCCTGTTCAGAACACATAGATTTAGCGAATGAGGGTGTTAGCATATTTGGCAGACAATATAACGAAAACTTAAGGCCTCATCTTAGAAAACCCCTATCGCCAAATACATTGAAACGCATAGCCGGTGGTATTAAAAAATATGCACCTGATCTGAACCAGTTTATTTGCAATTTTTATGGCGGTAAAGATACCCATAGGCGTTCACAAAGCATTGAAGAGCCTTTAAATACAGTACGAACAACAGCCAATCAACACCAGTTGGTAACCCTCAAAGAAAAACTGCAGTTCATACAAGACCATTGCCATACTGATAACTTCAATACTCCTGACGAACCGCTCAACCCGCAGCTAACAAGGCAGACAAAGCAACTCGTACAGTTTATTTGTCAGTATTACGGAACAGGCGAAAATTCACAGGCAGTCACTGCACCTTTAAACACTGTTACCTGTAAAGACCGTCACCAACTGGAAACCTTAATTTTTAATGAGAAAGTACAGTTCATAGCACATCACTTTAATAGTAGTGGCAATCCTGGCAGCCAAAACCAATCACTTGAAAGCCCTTTAAATTCAGTTTTAACTACAAATAAGGCATCCTTAATATCTATCCTTAATGGTTTTGACGTAAAGACCAGGTTCCTGAACCGTGAAGAGCTCGCAGCGTGTATGACCTTTAAACGCGACTACTTCAGTAAGCCGGGTTTAAAGCTATCCAATAAAGATGCTGTACGAATGATAGGCAACGCTGTACCGCCTGAATGGGCACGACTGATAATAGAACCAATCATACCCGAAATAAAAGCATTCAAACAACGTCAAAAAACAGCATAATGAAACCAAATCACAACTGCGATTGTAATGTATGCCTTGAAAGCGACATTGAAGATGTTTGCGAGTTCTGCGGTGGCTATATAGATTAACTAAAACCAAATTATATGAAAACAAAATCAATCTTACTTATGCTCCTTACAATGATAATAGCAGCTTGTGAACCGGAAGAGGTTAACCAGTTCAGAAATGACGAGCTCACACCAGTTAGCAGCTATGAAAACAAATTGCCTGACTTTATGATCGGTGTATTTGGAATGAAGAAAAACCAACCCTTTACTGAAGCTGGAACCATAATCATTAAACAAGACAGCATAATAATAAATACTGTCAATCATAAACAGGCTTTTCAGATTACGGAAAACTTTAATTTTTATGACCCTGATTGCAGGTGGGTAATTGCTGTAAATGGTATCGAATACATCTTTACAACGTCCTCATACGGACAAAAAACATGGTTTAAATACAGGCATATTAACGATGCATTTTATACGCCTGTAGGCACTTACTACAAAGATTACATAGAACCTGAAACCCCTGAAGAACCTATATATAATTAAAAAATGAAAAAAACAAATAAGAACATAGGTAAAGAGGCAATAATTGACTGCCTTACCGAACAATTAAGAGAAATAAGTATAACCAGCTTTCTACCTGGTACAAAGGTTACAATCATTAAGTACGATGGCTATTCTGATAACTATGGAGATTGTTATGAAGTTACGGACGGTATGATTAAAAACTTCGGATATATAATACCAAGAAGATGGTTAAACATTATTGAAGAATGACACTAGCATTTAGCACACAATTATCCGGAAAGCCAACATATTTTGTAGAAAAGATATGTAAGTCACTTAGAGAACACTGCCTTTCTTTACGACCAACAGCAATGGCAACAGAAATAATTCATTTGTCTATTTACCATAAATGCAAACCTAAAAATCATACAATACGTGTAGATAAAAAGGACAGATGGAAAGTAGGTACGCTAATTCATTTTGTTATAAACAACAGGACTAAAAACCGAATACAGTTTGCCTCCGTTGTATCAGTGGAAAGCATTCAAAAAATTGACATTCACTATATCCCCTTAACACGTCCACTAGGAGAATTTAGACCTTGTGTAAAAATTGATAACAAATTGATTTTTGGAATGGATGGTTATGACGATGGTACTATGACAGCACTAGCACACAATGACGGCTTTGATAGTATAGAAGACTTCTTTGCCTACTTCAATACAGATTTTAAAGGAAAAATTATTCATTGGACTGATCTAAAATATTAAGTATGTCGGGTAACAGTAAAAAATTAATAGCATTCAATTACTTTGGGGGTAAGTTCACATGGCTGGAATGGCTATATGCTTACTTTCCAAATGATTTTATACACTTTGTCGATGGCTTTGCCGGTTCCTTAGTAGTATCACTAAATTTTGAGGGTAACGTTATCAGGACGGCAAATGAGATTAACGGTGACATAACTAACTTTTTTTATGTGTTACGTGATCATCCCAAAGAACTGATTGCATTGCTTGAGCTAACGCCGTGTAGTGAATTGGAGTATCATAATTCATGGCAGCAAAGCACTTGCAATATTGAACGCGCACGAAGATTTTATGTAAGGGTTCGCCAGTCTTTTTATGGACTGGGAGCCCAACGTAAAAATAAAGGATTCCATTTAGCCAAAAGTAAGCTGATGGCTAAAGGTGGTGAAACCGTATCGCGATGGAACAATTCACTACCCAAGCTCTTAAGAGTAGCAAAAGAGATCTCTACTAATTTTCAGATCACAAATGATGATATATTTAACATTATAAAGCGACTTGATACAAAGAGAACCTTTTTTTATTTAGACCCGCCCTACCTTTTGGAAACCCGAGGCTCACAGGATGATTATAAATATGAATTTGGGATTGAAGATTATAAACGGCTGGCCATGGTTTTAAATAACATAAAAGGCTATGCAATGATATCGGGTTACGATCACGAATTAATGAACGAGCTTTTTGAAAGTAAGGGATGGATAAAAATTAAATTTCCCAGTAAGAAAAACAACATACGTTCTAAGCAGGTTACTGAATGTATTTGGATTAACTACCCACTTTCAAAAACAAAAAGCGGAAAACAAGAAGTATTGCAGTTAGAACATTCATAAAATTATTATTTTAGCGACATGGATATAAATATTAGAGAACAATATGTTGACTCAATTATGGGGTTTATGAATGTCGTAGGCCACAAAGCAGCTGAGCATTTTAATGATCTTGAATTACGTCAGGAAGAATTAAAAATTGCAATCCCATCCTATTTTTATAGAAATTGGGTGGCAACTCAAAAAGCAATGTTCAATGTTGGAACCGTCAATTTTGATAAATACATGGGAATGCAAATTGTAGAAGGTTACGAGGACAAAATTGTTGTTTATTTTCCTGATTGGATTTACTGCCCTAAATTTGAACCTATAAAATTTGAAATACCGCAAAATATAAAAGCCACTTTATAAGTGGCTTTTTTTTTATTTTTTGAATGGCTTAAGGTTCGATTTTGTGACTGCAGCTGTATTAGCGTTTTCGATCTTAATTGCTAATAGCTTCTTTATTTCTTCTGAAAGCCCTGCGTTATAAGTATCAATATCAGAATTAATCGCGTTAACGTAACCTTCTATAATTGAAAAATATTCTTCAAAACGTCTTACTATCTGTTTTTCTAATTTTTCATTCCCTGAAAAAATAGTGTTTTCAGTAATTTCGGCAATAAGTTCTTTAGCTTTTATTTCTGCTTGCACAGTTAGCGGATTTCTGTATTTAATGGGATGTTGAAGGAAAAGATCTTTATCACCGTTGAAAGGGATTTTAAAAATTGCAAATTCTGTTTGTACGCCTCTTTGTGAGAAATCAAATCTTCTGTTAGGATGATTAAATACCTTTTTTACATTATCAATGTTTTCGCATCCTTCCTTATCCAATACAAGTTTTCCGATTTTAAATTTTTCTGCAAGTGTATCAGAATGGGTATTTGCATTTAATCCTAAAAGGGTATTATCACTATACCCATTAATTTCTTTAATAATTTTTGAATTGTTACTATTAAAGTACAATTGCATCCTACTACTGTGAAATAATTTTGTCATAATTGGGGGGTTTAAAAATTTCTTACAGAGTGTATTACAAAAACTTAACCAAATTTATAGTACTGACATTGTGGCAATGAACTTATTATTAGATTTGCAGTATGGCAATTAATGAAAAGGATTTTAAAGCGATTGAACGCATTTTAAATTATGTGATAAAGGCGAACATTGAACCGGTGCAAAAGTATGATGCAATTGACGAATACAGGCCGTTAAAGATGATCGCTAAAGACCTTAAATATAAAGATGATGATTATTGCAGCGAAATTTATGTAAATTTACACCAGCTTACTGATTGGCAAAAGAAAACCTTTTTAATGAGAGCTGCCAAAGCTCTACCCAACAGATGCTATATTGAGGAATACAAGGATGCTAAAATTATAAGAATCGGTTTTAAATAGAATATGAAAAAATTACTACTCACAGCCTTACTATTTACCACGTTGCTTCAGGCACAGGATAAGGCTTTTATTGATGGCCTCAGTAAAATGGATTTTGACCAGGCTAAAAGTTTCGCTAATGAGATCGTGGCAAGCTCCCGCACTAAATGGGTACCGCTTTACGATAAGGAAAATGATAAAAGTGCTGCAATATGGTTTGTTGATGCTTCATTAAGCCCTGAGCGCATCGATAAAATTAAATCGGGTAAATCGGTTTGTGAAACTGGCGAATGCCTAAAAGTGGCCTTTACTGCTTTCTATGAGGGCGAAAATAAGAACCTTGAAGTAAAAGGCACAAAAAAATATAAGTTCAATTCGGTTGTGATGAAATACCTTGATATTTTCCCAGTTTGGCAAAAGTATTTCCAGCCAACAGCCGATGTAAGCTCTTTGCCGGATAATTATAAATTACAGGACTATAAACAGGGCAATACCCTCTATAAGTTCAAGCAGGAAAACACGCCTTATTGGTCGTTGACAAAGTTTTATTAACATATGAAACCCACTTATTAAAGTGGGTTTTTTTGTGTAAAAAAAATGTTATATTTGCCATTATGTCAGTTAAAGCAAAAAAGGGTGTCAGTATTAATAAGCTTAGGCGTTATAAGCTTATCATGGATATTTACAACGAGCATAAAAATAAACACATCCCACTCACAAAGATTTTAAGCGAGTATATTTATCCAAAATATCCTATATCCCGCAGCACCCTTTACAACATCCTTTTTACACCGGTTGAAAAAGAATTAAAAGAAGCTGAGGCCAATAGGCAGCAAACGCTTTTTTAAACGTTATGCAACCCGATTGTATAAACTACCTGGTGCATCTGCACACCATCATCGCGCCTTACTTTTCTTTGCCCGGTTCTCATTAGCTTACCATGACTTTGTACCGGCCTGAAACCGTGTATGACTTCATGAGCTTTCTCTATAATATCATGTATCAGCCATGCAGCCTGTTTTTGGCTTTCAGGGGCTTTACCGCTTGAATTGGTTAGCTTCAGGTTAGCAAAAGTAAAAACAACCGTTGCAGTGCCTTCCTGCCTGTTTTGAGGTTTAGCGCTCTTATGCATTCCCAAATCGCTAAATGTTGCGCCTTGAATGTCAATTAGACAGCAGGGCCATTTAACTGGAAAGTTAGGGCTGTAATCATCTAATTGCCCCCAATCTTCATCAACATAATTAATTTCGGCTACTTCCATAACCTTTGCCTGTGTGGCAGCTAATAGTTCTTTCATTATCTAAAGGTTTTTGCAAGCTCATCATTAAAAGCCTGCATGTTTTCATCAATAACAATCTGGACGGCCATTTGTACCGTTGGGTGATCACCTACCATTTGCCTTTTTGGTATCTTTATAATATGTCCTTCTTTCATTAAAGCGAGTGCCTTCCATTGTGCAGCCTCATTGGTAAGATTTACGTTTCGTTTGCTCTTACTTTCGCCACCATCCTTTTTTGTTGTAACTGCACCCGCAGCCTTATAGTACATAGCCCAAAAAAAACGTTTCATCTTTTCTGTTACCTTAATTTCGCCACCTTCGTTGTGTATCGATGCATAAGGTAGTGAGCTGCTAAACTTAATTTCATTATCTATAATATTGTATTTTATTGATCGCCTCAGCTTACCGCTTCGCATCATAACCGACCCGCGATTATTTCTCAATTTTGTAGCTGGCCATGGTTCGTCAAAGAAAGCCTTACGTTCAAAATTACGGTCAAATTCATCGCCCAGCTCCACAGCCAAATCACGGGTAATTCTATTTTCTAACTCGCTGATATTCATTAATAGGAATTTTTATATATCTTTGTATTTATGTCTGAAAACTCTAAAACATATAAAGAGGAATTAACTACGAAAATGCATTCGGAATTTACTGTATCAAATGATACTGATAAAAAGCACCGGGCGTTTTCTGCAATTACTTCTATGCGTTCACTTGACTACTCCATAGATCAGGTGGCAGAACTTTATAATGTTTCAAAAAATGACATTGAAAAGTATTTACCCGAATACGATCTACTTACCGAATAGGTAACTTTCAAACATATCTTTTTGAAGATTGTTTTTTAAATCTACTTCACCATACCAGTCTGTACCTAAAAGTAATTTTTTACCATATCCGGTGCGCGCAATATCATACATAGGAAAGCCCTCTTTTTCCTTATTATCTTTAAAGAAACTCTTATATACCCCTGTAAAATGTTCGTGTTCAGTTTTACTTATCATACCTTCTTCAGCCATATAATCAGCTTTTTTTGCCACACGGTCAACATAATAACTATCTGAGGCAGCAAAGCCATATTTAGCCCACGCGTAACCACCGACATCAATATTAGCATGTACCTTAACTTTTTCTATCCCTGCATTTTGATATTGATTATACCAAACTTTAAAGAGCTCTTTTGATATACCTTTGCCCTGCATTTTATTATCAAGTGTAAATAAGCTGTGTTCTATAGTTTTACGTTTCTTATCAAGCTCGAGGTTTCGTGTAATAGTAAATCCTTTGCTTGGGTTTGAGAAATTTATAACAACTTTGTCAGACTGAAACATGATAAATTTATTGGTGATCTCAAGATTTACGCCTTTTGTAGCATTGATCATATCCTCATTAAGCTGCTCAATATTGAAACCTTTAAAGTTTTTATTAAAGAATGCTTGATCGTTACCTACTATAGAGAAACCTAATTCCTTAAGTCGTTGTTGTGCTTTATCATCTACCTGATAGGGTTTTTCATTTGCCTTAATAGCCTTTTTGACCACTTCAGCCCCTTTAACTTTGTGATACGGATGTTCAGGAGGAAAAACCACTTGTTTCGCTCCCGGATTAAATCGGAAGATAGCAAGTTTGTTTTTGCCGTCAGCTCCTATTTGGCTGGTTGCTTTTTCGCCTGCTTCTATTGCCTTGTCACTGTTACTTTCAGTGTATTTGCCTTTACGAACCTCAATAGAGTTGCATCGGCATCGCCACCCGTTAGGCGGGTAATAGGAAAGCCAAAAAGCATCATCAGCCGGTAAAGTAATTCCATCCAGTGCTGCATGAGATTCTCTTACGCGATCATCGCCCGCAGTTCTGTACTGTAAATTATAGTCTTTTGAAACCGAAGCCCATTTTCCAGCCATCTGTGATGATGTGATCGCAAACTCATATTCGGCCTCCAGGTAATTTTGGTTATAGTCTTTTTTTAGGTTAGCTGTATCCTTTGAAAAGATGGCAAATGATTTTACTTTGCCCTCATCAGTTAATAGTAATTTGGAAGCTTCGAGCAATTGTGCATTGGTTTTAAGCCCTGAAAAAATAAAAACATCATTCTTTAGCTTATCCAGCATTGGAGCCGGTATATCATTATCACTGAGAGCGCCATTAAAGATATTTGCAGTTTCATCGATCAGCTGTTTGTATTCTTTAATTTGTGTAACCTCTTTAGGATTATACTTGCCATCTGCATGTAAACGTTTAAATGCCTTTTCAGCACTGTTTAAAGCCTTTTTAAACGTGCTGTTTGCCGCCAAATTTATAATATGCTTTTCGTGTTTACAATCATCACAATCGCAATCATACAAATAGGATAACCGGCTATTCAAAGCCCCAAAATACCCAGTCCAGGCTTTGGGGCTTAAACGAAAAAATCAGCACCAAAATTAAGCCCGGTGTTTGCCGGTACTTGTTTTTTTGGTTCTACAGGAATACCAAAAGTATCAGTTACCCATTCGGCAGGCACATCATATTGTGTCCATGCTTCTTTTACCATTTTCCACAATTTGTCTAAATCTTCTGCCTTTGGATATCCATAAACTACGTCGCCTTTAATCTCAGTATAAATCTGTACTAAAGAAGGTATTACGGTGCTGTTCCAATATTGTTCTAAAAGTGTTAAATCACTATCCACTAAGTCTTGTAGCATAGATTGTGAGGCTTGTTCTTTTGAGCGATTCCCGTTTACAGTATCCTGACCTATAACAACGCCTGAAACGGTTAAACTCATTTCATTGTTGCACAAGCCAATAAGGTTTTTATAAACATCGCCATTGGTGCTTACACCTTGTGCAAATTGAAAATCTTCGCTGCTATCAATGATGAACCAAGATGCAGCTCCCATATCCTTCATCATCTTTTCACCCCTCCTTAGCATGTTTGTATCATGCGTATTGGTTTTCATTACACGGGGTGGTATTCCGTATATCTCGCACAACTCACTCCAACACGATTGCGCAAAACGTTTCATAAGAACGTGCGGCACGCAGGTATTTAGTAGCCCCAAATTTGTAGAGTCGCCAAATTCGATAATCCACGAACCGTATTCTGCCATTTTACGGTATTCCACAAATTTATCATCTGCATAATCGGGGTATACCCTGCCATTAACCGGGTCTACATTTGTACGTGGTATCAGATTCGTTTTAAGCATGCCGTTAACATAGGTAAACTCAATTAGAGAGTGACCGTAAAAACGGCTGTTAACGATATGCCTGTTAAGGTCAGCTATCCATGTTTGATTTTGCAATAGAGCTGTTAAATCCTCAATTAGGGTGCCTTTAAGATCATTAAAGATAAAAGGAGTTGAAAGGCTTTTAAGCCTTCTATTTTCTAATTGTGAGGAAAGCAGTGCATCGTTAACAATTTCGTTATATAGGAGCTGTAAAGCGTAAAATTTAGGGTTCTCAGCTGTGCGCGCCTGATTAAGCGCCATATTCCACGAAAGTATATCCTGACGTGTACGAGAAATACTTTTTGGTGAAATAGTTCCGCTTAATTTCGGTGCGGTGGTTTGACCTCCTGTCTTAGCGGCAGCGAGTACAATATTTTTACGGGCGGCGTTTATTTTTCTGCGTGACATACTTATTCGTGGTTAAATTTTAAACGTGAACCTGAGCTAAAAGGCAAAAGAGTACTGTTATCTTCCAATGAGATTGTTGGTAAAGATGATAGCGTTATTTCGCCTCGTGATAGTGATTTGAGCCATGATATCGCCCTATCATAGCGATCCTTTGCCTGTTCATACAGAATATCCATATTTGAGAGCTGTATCACATGCCATTTTGCGATTGTTATGCAATGCTGCACGATCAGAGCGTGCCTGTCATTACCTGTTGCAGAAAATATTGCAGCAACATCGTATAATAGCCTGCCATCAAGGCTTCCCATCTTGTTTACGTTATTCTCTAAATAACTGCGGGTTTCCTCTTCAGCAGCAGCCAATGCCTGCAATACAATTCCTTCATCACCTTCGGTAATTTCCTGTACCTGGTATCCGTATATTGCCTGTCCTAAATCATCCGGTTGTAAAAACATTTTGTGCGGTATTAATATTTTTGATTTTGCCTGAAACCAACACTATATTGGTTTGTGCTCATTGTTGCTCTATTCTGTAATAACCAAACACCTCCTTCGAGCATATCGGGACCATCCATTTGGCTTGAATTTGGAGATACCCCAATAAACTGCTCTTCCATTGTTTGCATGTGTGGGTTATCTTTTTCTTCTTCATTAAAAATCAGATCACCACCGCGCCATATAGGTTCAAGGGTTGCCTCAATACGAGTGTATTTGTCTTTTTTATCCCTTGAATCCAACGAAACCGAAAGCCTCATTTTTTTAGTTTCACCCACTTTAAAAATCAGTGGTTTTAATACCTGTTGGTAGTGTGGGTCTTGTAGCGAATTGTTTTCAAGCCATGTATGGTTGGTGTCTATACCACCATTCATTACGTATGCCTTTGAATCATATAAATAATCCACAAACTCTAATTGCCTCATACTTGCTACCCGAACCCAATACAGGTAATATTTGCCTGCTAAATAGCCTATAACACCAACGGCTTTTGTAGATGCATTTGCGCTTTTCTTATCGGATGGTGCAGGGTCAGCATAGGTTAATATTTGTTCACAGGTCGTTAACGGCGGACATTTGCCCCAAATAACCTTTTTAAAGACCTTTCCAATTTTAATTGGATTATTAAAATATTCCTTTTGCTGTGAACCTATGCTGATGGGTTTTAATGCCCGGTCAATCATAGCTTCAGTATTTTTTTGAGGCCATGTTGAACGGCCTTTTTCATCCCGGATATTTACTATTTCGTGGATATCTGCCTTTTTTGCCATTTCAGTAATACAGCAATATTTCGCAATGATATTACCGCAGGCAATTATTAAAAGAGGTACTGATATTGATCGTGTTGGTATCAAAGCCTGTTCAATCCAATCCATCTTGTTTTTAACCCTGTCAGGGTTACGGCACTCTTCGTCAGTATCAATATCATCAATCAGTATTGTATCGGGTCTTGCAGCATCATTTCGGGTACCACGTGGCGATTGACCCGCTCCGATGGCTCTAAAAGCCACCCCGTTTTTAGTTATAAACTCGCCAGCTTCCCAGTTGCCAATACTTTCCTGATCTCCATAATCATTTATTAAGCGATTATTAGCTTCCAGTGTTGACCTATACGGCAAAAGCAATCTTTCGGCTGCATCATAGGTTGATGATATTAACAGGATGTTTTTCTTTTTTCCTGTCATGGCCAGCTTTATAACTTCCATCATCGTACGTGCAGATTTTGCAAGCTCACGCGACCATGAGCGCACCTCGAACCACTCCATATTATCCATCACCCTTTGAGTGGCTTTCTTATGGAACGGTGCCGGTTCTGAGGTATAGAAGTTTGGGAAATAATATTTAAACCATGCCTCATCATCAGCCTCCAGCTTCTTAATACGGTTTGCCTTTTGGGTTGCGGTTTCGTTAAGGTCTACCGGTGTAGCTTTTCGGGTATTATCCCTGAACTCCTGCCAGCTGTCAAAATATGATTTATCGGTTTTTTTTGCCATACTACTTCGTTAATGAGGTTATATAGCCGTCAAAGTAATTTGTAAGCTGTGCAGCAAATGCTACATCCTGAGAACGGACAAATTGTATTATTTTCTTTGCTACTTCTACCGTATCACCGATAGAGGTTTCAGTTTCGAGCCTGTTTATGGCAGATGTAAGCTTACTGATGATATCAGCCTCTTTAGGTGTAGCAATTTTAAATTCACGTCCCTTAATATCAGTATTTAAAAAATCCAACTGGTCATACATCATTGTAAGCTGATTTTCCTTAGTGGTAAGCATAGATTTTTTCATGGTTTCCCAATTACCATCCTTTACCCATTTACCGATTGTTTTTTCTGTAACTTTTAGACGTGTTGCGATCTCTTTTTGCGAAATGTTTTCATTTACAAAAAGCGTTTTTGCATAGTCCTTTTCTAACTGCTTAGTTTTTGCCATTATGCCATATTTATAGACAAAATTCCACTACATAATGGTTGTAAAAAAAAAGGTGTACAATTTCTGTACACTTCTGTAAAGTCTTTGTACATAGGTGTTTTACAATTGCACAACTTCTTTTTTAAGCAAAATACCCGCCTAATCTTTGCCACTCTAAACGACCACAATTACGATGGCAAAAAGTAACAAACCCTTTATACTGAATGATGAGAATGTAGAAAATTCCTATGGCTTCTTTGTGTCCACTGAAGGCATAAACCTAAGCCGTTTTGAAAAAAACCCGGTGATGCTTTCTAACCACCGTAACGGTAACGAATTTGTATTAGGCCGTTGGTTGGACCTCAAAAAAGAAAATGGCCTGCTTAGCGGATATCCTGAATTTGACAGTGATGATGTAGATGCCGCAAAGATTGAAGGCAAGGTTGAGCGTGGCTTTATAAAAGGTGCATCTATGGGCCTTCTTTTTAGTCATGAAGACATGGTATACCTGGGCGGTAAAATTTGGCTAAAGGAATCAGAATTAGTTGAAGGTACAATTATACCCGTGCCATCTAATCCTAATGCTTTACAACTTTACTTAAAAGGTAAGGAAGATACACCACTAACTGAGGCCGAAGTAAAAAGCCTATGCCTTTCACTTGCAGCCGAACCCACACCCGAATTAAATCTAACAAATAATATGAAAAAAATAATGTTGAGCCTTGCAGCCTTTTTGGCTTTAGGCTTTAAAGATGTGCCTAAAGAAGGCGTTGATGAAAGCGAAATTGAAAACAAAATCATGGGGCTTTCTGCTGAGTTATCAACTACCAAAACAGAGCTTGAAAACCTGAAAAAGGAAAACGAAACTCTTAAAACCGAAAAGGAAACTGCAAGCCTTTCAGAAGGAAAAGTATTCCTGCTTTCAATGGTTACTGCTGGTAAGATAAAAGCCGATCAGGTTGAAGCTTATTTAGGCATGTACAAAACCAACCCTGAACTGGTTAAGGCTACTATTGAGGCTATACCTGCAAAAACTGAATTGGGTGCAACTGTAGCTACCGGTGGCACTGCTACTGATGCTGAAATCAAAACCCTTGATGATTTTCAAAAAGCACCAACGGCCACGCAATTAGCTTTCAAAGCTAACAAGCCGGAAGAGTACAAAAAACTATTTAAATAACCCAAACAAAACAGTATGGAAAACTTCCCTGAGGTATGGTTAAACCGCGTTATCCAAAACCTCTCTAATCAAAATGTAGCGCCGTGGCTTGATGGTATTGCCGAACTGGATACCGAAGTAATAGAAGTTGGTTCAGGTGATGCCAGCGAATCTAATATCATCCACATACCGCGCACAAACTTTAACCCTGAGGTATTAATTAACAACACTGCTTACCCAATCGCATTACAGGGTTATACCGATGATAGCGTAATCGTACAGCTGGATAAATACCAAACGAAAGTTACCACGCTTAGTGATGACCAGACCATTGGTGCATCTTATGATAAGATCGATGTTGTAACAAAAGGTCACACACGATCTATTACTACCAAAAAGAACCAAAAGGCGATACACTCTATTGCCCCTCAGTCTAACACGGTTGCAACACCGGTTCTTATTGCTACAGGTGCACCGCTTGCAGGCAGCACGGTACCAACATTAGTTTATGAAGATTTAGTAACCTTCAAAGGCATGTTGGATGATATCGAGGGCATTTCAGATGATGAAAGACGTTTGGTGCTTTGCACACGTCACTGGAACGACCTTTTACGTGACCGTAAAAACTTTGGCGATCAACTGGTGAATTACAACACTGGTAAACCTGCACCGCTTATTGCCGGATTTGAGATTTTCCAATATGGTGGTAACCCGCTTTACACTGATGCAGGTGTTAAGAAAGCGTTTGGAGCAACTAAAAACTCAACAGACCGTCAGGCATCTGTTGCATTCTGGAAACCTGGTATCGCAAAGAAAACAGGTTTAACCAAACAATACTTTGCTAAGGCAGAGAACGACCCTGAAACTCAAACTAACAAACTAAACTACCGCCACTACTTTATCGCTGTTCCATTCCAGAACATGTTTATAGGGGCAATCGTTTAAACACCATTTAAACAATGAACGAATACATATTAACGGCAATTATAGGCATTGCCACAAGTTGTGTAGGATGGTTTGCCGCAAAGCGTAAAAACCTTGCTGAGAGCCGTGCAACGGAACTGGAGAATGTTGAAAAAGCCGTTAAGATGTATCGTGAAATGGTTGAGGATTTGGGCGCAAAATACAAGACAGCAATATCAGATGTTGATGCCTTGAGCGCAAAATATAAGGATGCCATTAGCCAGCTTCATGAAGCAAAAGACCAACTTAAAAGGGCTGATGCACAGCTTCAGTTAATGATGGAGGAAAACAGGCACCTTATTGAAGAGTTACAAAAATTCAAACAATTAAACGGAAAACAAAATGGATAGATTTCAAATTGGATGCAGTTGTGCGTTTGCTATTGTCTATGCGGCATCAATGTCAGCAAATGTGACAGAGAGCCGAAACGTCATAAGCATTGCTATGACAGGTGCAGGAACCCTAAGCCTTTCAGGGGATGCACAACCGGTTATTGGGGATGAAATAATACTAAAGGTAACAAGTGACGGAACCGCACGAGATCTGACTTTTAGTACAGGATTTACAGCACCGGTGCTTGCGGGTGTGATCAGCAAGACTAAAGTACAAACATTTGTTTACGACGGTGCCAGTTTCATTCCAACCGGCTCACCTGTACAAATTAACTAAAAACAAAAAATGATGAAGGCCGTACTCATACGTGGAAAATCGGACACTAAACAAACATTAGGCAGTCTTGAGCTAAAAGATGCAACCGGTACAACTGTATTCACGTGTAAAACGCTTGAACTTGACTGGGAAAACAACAAAACGCAAAAAAGCTGTATCCCAACGGGGAATTATAAAGTAACTGCGAGAAAATCCCCAAAGTACGGCTCTCATTTTTTAGTGAATGATGTACCTCACAGAGATACAATTTTAATTCATCAGGGTAATTACCATACTGAAATTTTAGGCTGTATCCTGGTAGGAGCTTCACACACCGATATCAATAAAGACGGTTTTAAAGATGTAACATCAAGTAAAGCCACATTGAAAAAACTTTTAACAATAGCCCCTAAAGGCTTTGAACTTACAATAAAATGAAAAACGCAAAATTAATTGCTGTTTCTGCATGGTTCCTTTTCCTTTTCACATTAGCCGGGCAATCGATGTTAATGATAAGCTGCACAACTCCAAAGAGCAATTTTACGAGCTCACAAACTGTCAAGGACAGCACGTGGGTTAAAAAGACAGTAACGCCCTTTGATAGTATCATTAAACTACCAGGTACAAAAGTACAGGTATCAGCTGATCTTAACAATTTGAAAGATGGCGATGTTATACAGCAAAAGCTTGACAATCTAACAGCCACATTGAGCCGTGTGGGTAATACCGTAACTGCTGATTGTGATCAGGCAGAACTTGAAATGATAATCCAGCTCCAAAGAGAGTTGATTGAAATTTACAAGACTCGGGATACTGACACCAAACAGGCTGAGACAATACCCGTACGGGAACCATATATACCCTGGTATATATACCCTCTTTTATGTTTGGGAGGCTTAGCCATCCCTTACGTAATCTTCCAGATCATTAAAAATTATTTTAAACCAAAAATCTAATATCATGGCAAAAGACCAAGTATTTGAAAGCAACCCGACCATATCTGTTTACTACAAAACAAGTGATGGCGAAACCTTTTATAAAGAAGGCGATGCTAAGTTTCATGCACGCAGTCTGAAAGATAAATCGGTGCAAACGGTTACAAAAGGCACTGAGGCTGCTGCTTCAGAGGGTAAAGATAAAGATGCGAAGCCTGCAAAAGCTGAAGACCTTATCAAACTTATACAAGCTGCTACAACACTTGAAGCACTTGACGAATTTAAAAACGATACCAGGAGTACCGTGTTAAAAGCTATTGAAGCTAAAACAGCTGAGCTTACACCGGTTCATGGTGCCGAAATCCTTAAAAACGAAGAGTAATGTCATTACCTCGCGTAGATATACAATTTCAAAACGGCCAATCCGGTCAATTGCTTGATACCCCTGACGGTGTATTCGGGTTTTTGGCCAGTGCCGTAACGGTTAGCACTACATTTTTACTTAACACGGCCTATCAGGTGCGTGGTATGGTAGATGTAGCTGCGTTGGGAATTGTTCCCAGCACCGACAATTATGTTTTGTATAAAGCTCTAAAAGAGTTTTATGCTGAGGCAGGCGATGGCACTGAGCTTTGGATTATGGGCCTCGCGAGAACCACAAAAGTAAGCGACTGGTTTACACCTGATGTTACAACCGGCACGACTCCAGCGGAAACGTTACTTAATAAAGTAAACGGAAAGCTTACTATGTTATGGACTGCATTTTCACCTTCAGGGTCTTATACGCCAACTATAGTTGATGCAATTGATGGTGATTTATGGCTGGCCATGGCAAAAGCACAAACGCTTGCTGAAAATTATACCGATCAGAAATATGCGCCTTTTTATACCCTTTTTGAGGGGTATGCTTATACAGGCATTAAAGCTGATCTTAAAGATTTATTGGCAAGTGACTACAACCGATGCCAGGTAATTATTGGAGATACCGAAAAGCGCACTGGCACACCAGTCAGCAAAGGTGCTGCCATTGGTGTACTTGCAGGCAGAAAAGCAAAATCACAGGTTCAGGTTAATCCTGCAAAAGTTCGTGATGGTGCTCTAAGCAATATTAATGCATTCGTGCTTGATATCCCTGCTGAGGAATACGATATAACAGCCATCCACGATAAAGGCTATGTAACCTTTAGAACCCACACAACCAAGTCAGGGTATTATTTTACTGATGACCCTTTAGCGTGCCCTATTGCTGATGATTACCATTATGGTACAGGCAGAAGGGTTATTGATAAAGCCTACAGGCTGGCTTTTGGTGTGCTTGTGGAATATATACTGGATGATAATACTATCAATCCTGATGGAACCATATCGCCTATTTATGCTAAAGGAATTGAAGATAATGTGATCTCAACAATTTTTCAGCAAATGACCACAGCGGGTGAGCTTAGCTATGACCCGAACGACCCTAAAAGCAAAGGTGTGATCTGTAAAGTAGACTTAACCAATAATGTAAGGTCTACATCCACATTGAAACTGGCGCAGCTTCAGGTATTACCAAAAGGCTATAACCGATACATTGACGTACCACTGGGCTTTGTGCCTATAACCACCGAATAATATGTTTGATTCAAGAGAATATGAGTGGGCTGATATCACGCTGTTGATTGGAGGCCGTGACATGACAGGCATTAGAGCCGTAAAATATGAGGAAGACCCTGAAATGGAGGCGCTATATGCCAAAGGTCGCTTTCCGCATAGCATCCAATACGGTAACGTAAAGTATGCCGGTGAAATAGTATTGCTTATGAGTGATTATTTAGCACTTAGGGCATCCGGTGGCGGCACAATAAGAAACTTGCTTGCTAACGCCCTGGTAAGTTATGGCAATCCAACCGATGGTGATGCCATTGTAACTGACAGGCAGGAAGGCATACGTTTCGGTAAAGTCGAAATGGGAATGAAGCAAGGTGATAAATTCATGGAGGTAACCATTCCATACCTCTTTTTAAGATTAGTACCTAACGTTTAAATTATTATCCAAAAATGGAAAAAGCAAATATTACTAAGCCTACACAGGCAGATATTGACGGATGGAAAGCACAACATGGTGACATTTTCAGAATAACATCTGAATGCGGAACCAAAAGCTGTATCCTGAGAAAGCCCGGCAGAAAAGAATTAAGCTTTGCTTCAATAGCAGGCGAAAAAGATGCTCTTAAGTTTAATGAAAGCATCATTAAAAACTGTTGGCTTGGTGGCGATCTTGAATTTCAAACTAATGATGATCTATTCCTTTCGGCAGGTAAAAAACTGGCTGAAATCGTAAAAGCACAGGAAGCCACACTGGAAAAGCTTTAAAGGCTGCGGTAGTAGACCCGGATGATTTTATACGGATTAGTAACGCGCAACTGCGTTACTATTTCCGTATTGATGACCCTGACAGCCTTAGTGATGCTGAGTGGTCTGCAAAAATAAAAGAACTGGAATATATCCGAAAACTTGAAACTGGTAAATAGAAATGTCTAATACACTATTCAACTATATTTTTAAAATCACATCCGATGCAAAGAGCGTTGCCGCTGATATGGGTAAGCTTCATGCATCGGTTGTTAAGGTTGATACCGGTGCAACACATATGGATAAAAGTTTTACAGCTGCTTTTAACCATATGCGAAATGATATCAAAACCATTAAGCTTGATTCTATTTTAAACCAAATTGATCGCACAGCTGCGGGTATTGAAACCCTGAACCAGCCCGGTATGGATTTGAGTTCTAATATGTTTGAATTAAGCGCAATGACGGGCGTGGCAGGTGCAAAACTAAAAGAGATTGAAGGTTATGCCCGTGCTACGGGTAAAGAGTTTGCACTTGGAGCTGCTGGAGGTGCAGAATCTTTTAAACTTATCCTTGGCCAGCTATCCCCTGAGATCGCAAAATTCCCAACAGCACTTGATGCAATGGGTAAAAGCGTTGCTGTCACTTCTAAATTAATGAAAAATGACCAGGTAGGCGCTGCTAATTTGCTTACCACGGCAATGAACCAATACGGGGTTAGTCTTGAAGACCCTGTGCAGGCCAGTGCCGAAATGGCAAAAATGATGAATACAATGGCGGCAGCTGCGGGCGAAGGTTCGGCAGAGCTACCGGCACAGCAGGCAGCATTGGAGCAAAGCGGTATGGCAGCGAATGCGGCCAAAGTATCATTTGAAGAAACGGCAGCATCAATACAGGTTTTGGATAAAGCCGGTAAAAAAGGAAGTGAAGGCGGTGTGGCTTTACGTAATACGTTAGCCAAACTATCCGAAGGACGTTTTTTACCTAAAGATGTTCAGGCAGAGTTAGCAAAAGCGGGTGTAAATATTAATACGCTTGGTGATAAATCTTTATCACTTGCTGACAGGCTTACACCATTAAAAAAGATAATGGGAGACAGCGCACTGATCACAAAGCTTTTTGGAACCGAAAACAGCAATGCTGCATTGGCATTGATAAGTGGCATTGATGAACAACGAAGACTGACTGCAGCTATTACAGATACAAATGCTGCCTATGACCAGGCTGCCATTATAATGGAAAGCCCAATGGAGAAAAACAAAAGGCTTCAGGCGCAAATCGATGATTTTAAAATATCCATTTTTAACGGCACTAACGGTCTTATTGGCTATGCAAGTGTTATTGGTAAAACTGCAAGTGATTTTGGAAACCTGTTACCGGTTATCAGTGGTGCAGGTAAAGTATTTTCGACTTTAACCAGTGCAACCAAGCTTCAGGCATTATGGACTGGTATTGTTGCTGGTGCCACTTCTATATGGACGGGTGTACAAGGCGCTTTTAATGTTGTTATGGCAATGAATCCAATTGTGCTTATCGTGCTTGGTGTTATGGCTTTAATAGCAGCTATTGTTTGGGTGGCATCTGTAACAGAAGGTTGGGGTGAAGCATGGGACCATACCGTAAAAGGCGCAAAACTTATTTTTCAGGCTTATGTGGAAGGGGTTAAGCTGTATTTCAGTACGATGGTTAACGGTATTATGATTGGTATCAACATGATCAAAGAGGGTTGGTATGAATTTAAAAATTCAATGGGTATTGGCGATGAAGCCGATAATAACCGAATGTTAGCCAAAATACATGCCGATACAGAAGCCCGAAAAAAAGCAATAACCGATGGCGCTAAAAAAGTGGCTGATCTTGCTGTACAAGGTGCAAATGAATTTGCCCTTGCTGCTAACTCTATTAAGATGAAACCAAAAGAAGAGGCAGGCATTAGCGACCCGGCAATACCAGGTATTGCCAAAACAGCTAATTCGGGAGGCGGTGGCGCTGCCAGTTCAGAAAAAACAAAAACCAATCAGGCTATTGCCACCGGTGGCACAAAACATAACTACATAACCATCAATTTAAAAGATTTGGTGGGCGTGTTGAATATTAAGGGTAGTGATTTTAAAGACAGTGCTCAACAAATGGAAACGCAGGTAGCTGATGCATTAGGTAGGTTACTGGCCATGTCAACAACAGCATCAAATTAATTATGGCATTTAACGAAAACGATCTATTATTCGCGGCTTTAGTTGGGAATGGTCTTGTAAAAACCATACCAAGATTAAGCATTATACAAAATGAGCTTCAAAAGCATGTTTTGCCGGTTCTGCCTTTTATACCATTTAAAAATACTGTTAATGTTGCCAAAGTAGAAAGCGATCTATCTGACAATCTTGGCAGGGCTGATGCACCGACTCCAGCGGAAAAACAATTTTTCCCTTTGTCATTTTCTATTGATGAAGGTAATACGTGGTTTTTGCTTCCTTATGAAACAATGATATCAATAAGCGGTAAAAATACACTGATACGCAGGAATGTTGCAAAGTGGAAAGAGATACCAGGAATACAACCTCGTAAAGGGAGTGTAAAGGAGCGTTGGAATGAAGGCGATTACGAAATAACTATTACAGGTGTATTGATCGGATCGCTTATACATGGAAATTTTGAAGACTGTTTTCCGAAAGCCGATTTTGAAAAGCTGAGACAGGTTTTAACGCATGCACAGGTTGTTATGGTTAGCAGCCCGCCATTAGAACTGTTAGGCATTCAAAGAATAGCCATTGAGGATTTTAATTTTCCTTTTACCAAAGGCGAAAACGTACAGGCTTACGACATAAAGGCATACTCAGATTTTAGCTATAACCTAATTCTTACGTGATATGTATTTTGACATGGATTGGGAAATATTTTTTTATACCGATGGTGTAGAACGTAGGCTGCTTACACTGGCCGAATGTGAAATTGATTGCAGTGTTGATAATCTTGCTGATGTAGCTACAATTGTATTGCCTGAGGCATTTATGAATGAGGTCATTTTAAAAGATATTGAAAGTAAAATTGGTCGTGGTTCTGAGGTAATAATAAGATTGGGTTATGATGGAAACCTAGAAACTGAGTTTACTGGCTATGTGCAGGATATAAGGACTAATGACAGTACTCTAAAGATACTTTGCGAAGATGCCTTATACCTCTTTAGAAAAACGGTTAAAGATGTAGTAATGAAGCCTACAAGCATTAAAAAAATTGCTCAATCACTCGTTTCTCAAATTGATGCTTCATTCACTGTAAGCTGTGATTACGATATCAACTATGAAAAATTTACAATACACCAGGCTACAGCCTACGATGTACTGAAAAAATTGCAGGAAGAGACAAAGGCCAATATCTATTTTGATACGGCTAAAAAGGTACTGCATATACACCCGCCTTACATTGAAAAAGGCGGTGAAACAAAATATAATCTGCATTTGAATGTAGAACAATCATCGCTTGAATACAAACGGGCTGTTGATAAAAAAATTGAAATAACAGTTGAAAGCACTGACCTGAATGGTAAAGTTACAAGCGTAACAACCGGTGCAACCGGTGGCGATAAAACCACATTGAAGGTTGGGCCAATGAGTAAAGCCGATATGCTGAAAATAGCAGAATCCGCTTTAAAGAAAAACAGTTTTGACGGTTACGCAGGTTCTTTTGATACATGGCTTATACCAGTTGTAAGACCTACATACACAGCAGAAATTGAGGATTATGATTACGAGTATAAAACTGGCCGGTACTATGTTGTTTCTGTGAAAACTGCCTTTAGTCCTTCAGGAGGTATCAGGACAGTAACGCCCGGTATAAAATTGAGTTAATGACACCAGCTGATATAAAACAAAAATTGCGTGAAGTTGTAGGCGCTAATCCAAATCATCCCATTCGTGGGATTGTGACGGCGACAAACGGGCAAACATGTTCGGTAAAGCTGATAAGTGGCTTGGAGCTGCCTGACGTGCGACTAAAAGTAGCAATAAGCGATAGTGGTGATTATATGCTTATAACTCCAAAAATCGGTACAGATGTATTACTGATCAGTGGTGACGGCACACTCGATGACCTGACCATATTAAAGGCTGACCAGGTTCATAAAATTGAAATTAAGCAGGGTGGTTTGGTTGTTCTCTTTGACAGTGCTGATAATAAGGTATCGATAAAAAATAGCGAGGTAAGTCTTAAAGACATTTTTACCGATCAGGCTGCATTATTAAAACAGCTAAAAGTAAGTACCCCTCAGGGGCCAAGCGGAACGCCATTGCCTAACACAATTTTAGCGATAGAGCAATGGGAAACCAAGTTTAATAAGCTTTTAAAATAAGATTAAATGGCACTTGATACACCAGGATTAGAAACGGACTTTATTAACCTCATGCTGGACATGAGAGAAAAGACAGAGATCTCGGATAATGAGTATGCTCATCGCTTTTCCATGATGATGGAAAAATATGTAAAAACAGCTGTGATAAAATATGTCGGAGGTCTTGCAGCTCCAAACGGACCAGTAACAGGAACTTTTGAAGGAACATTGGAATAATGAAAAAAACAGGAATACAGCTAATTGACAATAACGATGCAGGTAATGTGCTTGATTTAAAGGTCAACACTGTATATGATGCTTCAGGTAAAATTATTTCGGGGCTGGTAATTGGTGACACTTTAGAGCAAAATAAAGCTTTGATATTAATTGCACATCCGGGTGACTTTAAGCACCGCCCTGATATCGGTGTTGGTTTAGGCGATATACAGTTTAGTGAAGACTATTTAGAATACAGGCATCGCATAAGAGAGCATTTCGCAAAGGACGGGTTAAGGGTAACAGAATTGGATTTATACGAGAATAAGCCAATCAGAATAATTGCTGATTATGAATAAAATAGTTAAACAGGGTCAGTCATTCTTTGATAAAGTTTTAGAGCTGACCGGTAGTATAGAAAATTCTTTTGATATGTCATTAGCCAATGACTCCAGCTTAACAGATGATTTGGCTATTGGTGATGAAATTCTCGCTACAACAGTAACAAATAAAGCTGTTATAGCCATTTGGTCAGGATTAAATGAACCTGCAACAATGATAACAGATAATAGCGTAGTAGCTCCGCCTAGCGGAATTGGTTACATGCAAATAGGGACCACTTTTAAAGTTAGTTAATATGGCAAGGACACAGGCGGAAATTAAACAGGAAATTACAAAAGCATTTATGGCTAATGCCATATTCTCTATGGTTTACGGCTTTCCTGTGGGTGGTTCTTTTGAGGTTCATTTTAGTTTGTTGAGCCTTGAAAACCTTTGGTTTGATATTATCTCATTTGCACATCGGGTACATGAACAATTCTTTGACCAACACACTAAAGAAGTAAACGAAAAGCTTGCCAATCAAAAAGCGGGCACATTGCCTTGGTATCGAACAATGGCTCTTAGGTTCTTGTGGGGGTTTTCATTGGTTATAGATCAGGATTACTTTAATACTGCAGGAGCTACTACAGAACAAATTGAAGCTGCTAAAATTGTAAAATATGCTGCAGTTGACCAGGCTACTTTAAGCAGCAGGGTAATTATTAAAGTGGCAGGCGAAAACAACGGTAAACTTGAGCCTATTCAACCTGAACAAAAGGAAGCTTTAGAGGCTTACATCAATGAGGTGAAATTTGCAGGTGTAACGGTAAACATTATAAACTATCTCCCTGATAGGCTTTACCTGACTATAGAAATTAAAAGGGATGCTCTTGTACTAAGCGCATCCGGGCAGAGTATTCTGAACGGTAACTATCCTGTAAATGATGCTATAGCCAAATATATGAAAGAGCTGCCATTTAACGGGGAACTTAGGTTAAGCGCGTTGGTTGATAGATTACAGGTTGTACCTGGTGTAATTGATGCAACCATATTAAACGCTGAGAGCGCATGGATAAACCCGGACACCAACGGTTATGGGGATGCTGAGCAGATCACAATAGCTGTTATACCTGTAAGTGGATATTTTGAGGTAGTAACCTTTGATAATATAACCTATGTGGTATAAGATAGACTGGAATCAGTTTGCGGTTAATATGCTCCCTACTTTCTTAAGGAAACCTGTTAACTCAGCATTTGCTCAACTCTTTTTAAGGGCAGTAATATCAATTTACATCAAGTGGGTTAAATGGAGGAGCTTAAACCTCTATAAGCTTGAGCACACGGGGCAGGTATGTTCTTTAAGAAAATCACTCAATGACAATTTTGACTCTCTTGAGAGGCGCATCTATATTGGCGAGGGTAATGCTTTCGATACTGTGTACATCTACACTGAGGCAGAGGCACAACAGGTGTATATAAATGATACGATCTATTTGAGAACTGAGGGCGAAACGGCAGACACAGGATTAGATTTTATTGTTTGGGTTCCGCTTGAAGTATTTAACACCGAGATACACGGACTTAAAGCACACATAGAATTTTATAAAGCAGGTGGTAAAAGATATTCAATATTTATAATTAATGGATAAGCAAAATTTTAATCAGACGGGTGGTTTTCCACTTAAAACCGAAAGGCTTAGTGATATGCAGAGCTCATGGAGCATATTTAATCAACTCGGTTACATAGCGGGTAACTTAACTATTGTTCAGGGGTGTCTTGTATCAGGTTTAAATACTGGTCCTGGTTATGTTTTTATAAATGGTGAACTATACCCATTCGATGGCGGTTCAACTCTAAGCCGTGTAAAGATCATAGAGGAAAAGACAGCAAAAGAATTTGAAAACGGAGATAATAAAGATGTGGTTAGCAAATTCAGGGTTGTATTTACCAATGTTGTTCAAGATTCTATTTTGTGGGCATCATTTACCCGGATAAAAGATTTAAAAACATTACAGGCAGAGGTTGCAGCTAAAGCAGCAGCAACAGCGTTGAATACAGCTATTACCCGAATCGAAAAACTTGAAAAAATGACTAGGGTATTTGTTGAAAACGGATGCATTATGCCTTGGGGTAAAGCTGCGAATACTATTCCTCCCGGATGGTCGGCTTATGAGCCTGCTCGTGGTAGAATGCTTGTAGGACGTGATGAGGCAATTCCTGATTTTGATACAATTGGCGAAACGGGTGGTCAAAAAACCAAATCACTTACCAAAGCTAATTTACCTGCAAATAATCCGACTACAGATGCAATTAAACTCACTGCAGCTAATTCGAGTTTTGGTTTAAAAACGGGTACTGATACTTGGGTGCATCCTGCTCTTATAAATGGCGATGGTGGTACTGCTCAGGCTATCGATATTATGAACCCTTATCAGATTGTTGAATTTATACATTATACCGGATAATATGGCAACTCCAATAGAAACAATACTTAAATGGTATAAGGAATTTGATTTCCCAACCGAACAGCAGTTTAGACAATCGTGGACATCATTTTGGCATAAGGATGAAAAAATACCGCAGAGCAGTATTGAGAATCTTACCATCGATCTAGACAATAAAGCAGAGAGAGAACAATTAGACCGCCACACAACCGACCCTGATGCACACGCAGACCTTTTTGCTCAGTTTACCACACCTTACAAATATTTAACCAATGTGCCAGGTGCTGACGCGGATAACCTGGTTATACCTGAGCTTATAGGCGCGGAGCTTGATGCAGTAATGTATCGTGGTCAGGTTGTCGATGCGGATGAGATAACCCTTGATACTGTAACCGGCACGTTATCGAATTGGGATTTTAAAGCCGGTGTTAAATACATAATTTTTTACACTAAAATATGAAAAAAGGATTTTTATTTATTGCATTAGCCATGACAGTATGTAGTGGCTTTGCCCAAAATGGTAGAACCATTAGAAAGGGCGATGAAGAGGTAAACGACGAATACAGGGGCGGTATATCTGCAAAAACTGTAATGCTTGTGCCAGAAGATAGTTTAGACCATGTGTTACCGGGCATCCCAGTTGAGAGGCGTATCAGGTTTAACCCTGCCTTACAGCGTTATGAGGGCGGTATTGGTACTGAGTGGACACCTTTAGGTGGTGGCGGTGAACCGCAAGGACTTCAAGAAACTGTTGAAAACGGTGGCGTTTATCAATCAGGAACTGGAATACGTTTTGCATTAGGGGCTGATGGACAAGACTTTCAAATTACAAAACCTGCGGTTAATGGTGGGACAGCATACCAATATGTAAATAACAATTTGGAACTATCTGGGGAGGGCGTTGAACAATCTACAAGGGTTGTATCTTCTATTCAGAACACGGCCGTAAATAGTTTAGGGGTACAATCTTCATCTGTATTAGGCGTAATTGCGGGTTTAAATCCTGATGGTTCAGCCTATTCAGTTTGGGAATTGATAGGCAGTAAAGATGATTCGGGCGAAACTACATCGATAAGGTATTACCATGACCCATCAGTAGAAAGTGTGGACAACTCTAACGGTATAGAGATTACCGATGGTGTTTATAATAAAGGTTTGGTTGCTAAAACTGAGTTCCCTATAACCGAACCTTTGCAATATGTATATAAGAAATATGTTGATGATGCAATTACAGCCGGAGGCGGTGGCTCTGACACCGCACAAAATGTTTATGGCAGGGGCAGTGAGGTAATACTTGAAAGTAGTGATTCCTCTACCCCAAAACAAATTGATCATTATGTTAAGAATGTATTTTCTTTTAATAAAACGGCAGGTACATCAGTATTTAACAACGGACAACTATTTTCGGCTGAGGGCAATGTTTATTTAACAAATGATTCAGGAGTAATTGCAGCGCACTCTTTAGCAATAGGTGCGAATATAACTCCGGCTGATCCATACACTTTTTTCCGAGCAAGCCTTACGGATATAAACAATAATATATTAGGTATTAATTATAATACTGTTGGTACAACAAGGCTTACAAAAGGCATTGAAATTACAGACGAAATAGACGAAACGGGTATAACTTTTAAAGAAGATTATTCAGATAATCAAGTATTGGACCCTAAAGCAGCTACTTCTACATTGGCAGTTAAGAAGCTTATTGCTGAAGCAGGCTTACAAGGCGTATTATTTTCTAATCCTACAGCCATATCTCAGGATGAGGAAAGCTCTTTTACTATACAACCACTGCTAGGAGGCTCAGAAGAATTTCCTTATGTCGATTTTAAAAGTAGTGGAAATCTTGGAGGCGGTAGAGTTACAACGCAATTAGGGCTTGATTGGAATAGATTTAAAATTAGGAAGTTTAAGGCTGACGGTTCTGAGAAAGTTTTTGACATGGAAGATGAGAATGTGCATTTACATTCTTACGCAAGTGACGGTTCCGGGTCTGTTCTAAATCTTAATGATACAGGTTTTGGTATTGGTTATACACATTCAAATTCAGGCACAACTACTTTAAGTACCCGTAACCCACAAACTGGAATATCAACAGGCATATTCTTACCTGCTGCTGCTACATCAATCAATTATACACTACCTGTAGATGTTAACGGTAAAACTGCGGGCAATGATGGTAAGTTGGTTTTAACACCTGGCGATATTGGTGCAGCTGAAGACACTATTGTAGTAAAGAAAAGCGGTGAATCTAGTCAGTCTATTGCCGGCACTTTAATATTAGGTAGTGGAGGCGTAAGTATTACCAGTGGCGGTAAAATGAATACTAACCAAGATATTGAGGTAGTAGGGTCTACAAAAGGCTTTATACTCGAATCCCCTGACGGCACACGCTATAAATTAACAGTTGCAAATGGCGGCACTGTAACCACAACCGCAATGCCATAACAAAAGAATAATTCAATCAAATAAATACAAATATGGGAAAATTCAGAAATTGGATATTAGCAGCAGTGCTGGTAATATTGGGAACGCTTGATTTAACAACCGACCTGATACCGGTCTTACTAAAGCAGGTTAACGCGCCCGAATGGGTAGGAACTGCGTTAAGGGTGGTGGCACTGTTTTGTACAGTCGTTAAAATGAAGCTCACACCCGCAAGCCTTAAAGAGGCTGAAAGCAAAGCGCAAGCGTAA